ACTCTTGGAGTTCATGGAAGATGCGTACAATAAGAAACTTCAGTACATGAATCACGAACACACTAAAAATTTAGTTGGGAAAGAGAACATTCTACAGGAGTTCATCTTGAATGTAATTGGTACCAAGAACGACAAGACCGATGAGGATAGTACCACTCATTAAGGAATCTTGTTGGGCAATCATGGTCATGACAAGTTCATCAAGTGGCTTAATACCAGTTGGTTTCTTGATAATACGTGGAACAATAATATTTAAGGCAATGTAAAGAGCCATCGCTATTATTACAGGTCTAAGGTTCTCCTGATCTAACATCATTGTTTATAGTACTAATCTATTTTAATTCCGTCCAATTTTGAAAGAAGGTCGCTCACATTCACCTTATTACCAATACTTGTTGAAGCTACTTGGTGTTTGCGACAATAGTCTCCACACACCGCCTTGAAACGACAAGGCTTTCCAGACATTGTCACAGCGCAACAAATTTTGTGAGATGTACGTTGATCAGGTGTATTTTCCTTGGGTGGATTAGCGAGGACAACAATAGCCTTATTATTCTTGGTATTGTTGTGCTTGATGTAAGCCATCTTACACTTCCATGTCGCATCTGCGAGACGATAACATTTGTCATTTGGCTCACCAAGGCGGTACATTTTCACTGCATTGGCGAGGCAAGTATTCCACATAGCATCACGGATGACTTCCATATTTACAAATAAATAATTCATCTTTCTGGGGTGACTTAGGCTGCCTCTCCACCAATTTGGGCCAGGTATATATCAACTTCACCAACAAATTCTGGACACTTTTCCGATGTCTTTCGGGTCACCATATCTTGAACATTTGTCACATGTTCTTTGAACTTCTTGACATCTATACCAGTGGCGTTGTGGATTTGAGACTCTGAAGCAATATCCTTGAGTGCATAAAAATAAGCCGCTGCATAGTTGGCGTGAAGTATAGCAATAACGGGTGACTCATCCTGTTGTGCTGCTACCGCATAACGAGCTGATTGTCTCACAAGTTTTTCAATGGCTTTGTTCATACCACGAGTCTTATTCTGCATCATAAGATAAAGTACAAATATTACAGCTATTAAATAAAGATAAGCCATCTTCTATCTATAAGGATGAAAATAAAATGGAAGTATCTATGTCACACATGCCTGGCTCCACTCGATCCACACTACAAATTTGCAAAAAGTTGGGAACTTGATTTATTTGATGAATTTTTACATGAAACAAATTTACCATTTGAATTGAATACATCATATAATTTTAGAGGTGTGAGAGTGTGTAAATGTTGCTCCATGAATGGACCCATAAAGTATAATCCGCGTATTCATGCTATGAGACAAGCTGGGACAATTAAATTTAATAGACCAAAAACTGAATCAATTACACGCGGTGAAATGAGGCAATGGGTCAAAGAATTTCACGATAGTCTTGATGAGTACAGATCCTCTGTTTACTGAAAAAACAAGCTTAAGTGAGAGCCTCTTTTATTAAAAAATCAAGAAAAATGGGCGAAAGCATTCAAAAACTCACCCACATTGAACATGTCCTTAAGAGACCTGATTCATATGTCGGTCCGATTGATATCGGTACTGAACAGTACTGGATACTTAACAAGGCTCATAACAGATTCGAAAAGAAAAGTCTCAACTATTCCCCAGCTCTACTCAAAATATTTGACGAAATATTGGTCAATGCAATTGATCGAAACTCCGTCCATCCGAAGAGCGTTACGAGCATCTCGGCGGGGATAGACAAGGAGACGGGTGCTATTACAATTGAAAATAACGGTCCTCTCGGTGGTATTGGGGTGCGCATGCACGAAAAGGAAGGAGTATGGAATCCTGAACTTACTTTTGGTCATCTCCTTACAAGTACAAACTATGATGATACAAAGAAGCGCATCGTTGGAGGTCGCAACGGGTATGGGGCAAAGCTTACGAATATTTACTCCTCCGAGTTCTCAATCGTGATTAAGGATCACGAGACCAAGCAAACATATACTCAAACGTGGAATAATAACATGACGGTGTGTCACCCACCAAAAATTACAAAACACGGGGGTGCTTCTTCTTCAGTATCTATTACATTCATCCCAGATTGGAAGCGATTTGGTATGAAGAAGATGGATGCCGCAATCTATAAGATTTTTGAAAAGCGGGTATTGGATGCAAACATCTGCACAACGGCAAACTGCAAGGTGAAGTTCCAAGGTGAAGCTCTCCAAAAGATGAACTTTGAAGCGTATGCCAAGATGCACGAAGGTGTTACAGATGTATGTTCTGTGACCACTGATCGTTGGTCGGTATGTGTTGGTCCATCTGAAAATGGTCTTGAACAAGTTTCATTTGTGAATGGTATTTGTACGACCAAAGGTGGAACACACGTGGATCACGTGGCATCTCTCTTGGCTTCAGGTATCATTGATGAAATGGCAAAGAAAATCAAGTTGAAGCCACAACAAGTCAAGAATACTTTTAACATTTTTGTCAAAGCAACCCTTGAGAATCCAACCTTTTCAAGTCAAGTGAAATCTGAATGTACCTCAAAGGCTCAAGATTTTGGAAGTAAGTTTGATCCACCCAAAAACTTTGTGAAGAATGCTCTCAAGACTGGTATTCAAGATGAACTCACAGCACTCTCAAAGTTCAAGGAAATGAAGGAACTCAAGAAGACTGATGGTGCTCGCAAGTCCAAAATTACTGGTATTCCCAAGTTGGATGATGCAAACAAGGCTGGTACTGCGCAATCCGAGAAATGTACTCTCATTGTGACAGAGGGTGATTCAGCCAAGACGCTCGCGGTTGCAGGTCTCTCTGTCGTTGGTCGTGATCACTATGGTGTCTTTCCTCTTCGTGGAAAATGTAAAAATGTTCGCGATGCTTCTGTGGCTCAGCTTACATCAAATCAAGAGTTCAATGATCTCAAGAAAATCTTGGGACTTCAACAAGGAAAGGACTATCAAGATCTCTCCGAACTTCGCTATGGTCGTCTTATGATTATGACAGATGCGGATAATGATGGTTCCCATATCAAGGGTCTCATTCTCAATATGATTCACTATTTCTGGCCAAGTCTTCTCAAGTTGGGTTTTGTCGTGTCTATGGTAACACCAATTATCAAGGCGACCAAGGGTTCTCAATCCAAGTCATTCTATACAGATTCTACATTTAGATCGTGGTATGGAAATGGACAACCTGGGTGGAAAATCAAATACTACAAGGGTCTCGGTACGAGTACAAGTGCCGAAGCTCGGGAATACTTCAAAAAGATTCAAGATCTCACGGTAAAGTTTGACATGGACATCATGTCCGATAAATCAATTGTTCTCGCATTTGATAAAAAGAAGGCAGATGATCGAAAGTCTTGGCTTCTTACGAGTACAGCAAAAGATCCAAAAGAATTGGAAGTGCCATATGGAAATGTGAAGAACTTGAGCATCTCAAACTTTGTTCATAAAGATCTTGTCAATTTCAGTTTGGCGGACTTGAAGCGTTCCATCGCACATATGGCGGATGGTCTCAAGCCTTCGCAACGCAAGGTCATGTATGCGTGTTTTCATAAGAACCTCAAGGATGAAATGAAAGTGGCACAGTTGGCAGCATTTGTCGCGGAAAAGAGTGCTTATCATCATGGTGAAGTCTCTCTGGCGGATACAATTGTGAAGTTGGCGAATGATTATATGGGTTCAAACAACATTAATCTTCTTGAACCTTGTGGTCAGTTTGGTACTCGTCTCATGGGTGGCAAAGATGCGTCTCAAACGAGGTATATCTTCACAAAGCTCACAAAAGATGCTCGAAAGATCTTTGATCCTCGTGATGACCCAATTCTTAACTATTTGGACGATGACGGACGTCCCATTGAACCGGACTTCTATATGCCAACGCTTCCCATGGTTCTCGTAAATGGTACAGAAGGTATTGGTACGGGTTTCAGTTGTTATGTGCCGCCGTTCAATCCAAAGGATATCAAGGACAATATTCAAAAAGCACTCGAAGGTCGTGGTTTCTCCCAAATGCGACCGTGGTTCAAAGGTTTTAAGGGTAAAATTTTCAAAGAAGATGAAAGTGGTTCTTGGGTTGCCGAAGGTATTTGGCATGACACTGGGTCACGACTCAAGATTACTGAGCTTCCACCAGGTCGATGGACTCAAGATTACAAGGAGTACTTGGATACCCTTGTGGAAAAGAAGGTGATTGCGAACTTTACAAACAATTCTACAACAGATGATGTAGATTTTGAAATTGTGGGTTATTCAGGAAAGGATTTGGTGAAAGATCTCAAGTTGAGAAAGAGTTTCCATACATCAAACATGCATCTCTTCCACCCTACAAAAGGAATCTACAAGTACAACTCACCTGAGGAAATCCTAAAGGACTTTGTAGACCTGAGACTTGACCATTACAAGAAGAGACGGGAACATCTCATAAAGGTTCTTCAAACGAGAGCTACAATGTGTGGCTACAAATCCAAGTTTGTGACGATGGTCATTGAGGGTGATATTGTTGTTTTCAAGCGAAAGCGTGATGACCTTGAACGACAACTTTCCCAACTCTTTCCCAAAATTGGTGGTACATACGACTACCTTCTCAACATCAAGACGGTTCAATATACGGAGGAAAGTGTCAGAGAACTTCTCAAAGAGGAGAAACAGGCAAGAGAAGAACTTGAGATTATGAAAAATACAAGTCACATTGATATGTGGAAAATGGATATTAAAAATATGTAGGCAATAGATAGGTATGGGTGAAGCTGCGAAAATTTCGCTCAAAGCTATTGGGAAGCAAGATACATACTTGCTTTCCAAAGATCCAGACGAATCCTTCTTTAATTATCCTACTGATAGGAGACATTCTGATTTTAGGAAATATCACAGAAGTAAAAATGTCATAAATCCAGGTACTATAAGTGGATGGCCATTTAATCAAACTATAAAGGTTCAATTTAATCCAACGAATATGGGTGATTTATTGAGTAACATGTATCTCAGTATAACCATGCCAGGTCTCACAAATGGTAACTACGCGGATCAATTGGGACGTCATATCCTAAAGAGTATTACAATGCGAGTCGATGACCTTGAAATTGAGAAGATTCACGATGATTGGGGGATAATATATGATGAACTTTATTTAGAAATTTCAGAAAAGGTAGCCAATAGATTTCTTGTAAACAGAAGTTTAGGTTATGATGATGCGACTATAAGTGATAACATTGCCCAATATACATCAGACCTTGTGATACCTCTTCATTTCTTCTTTTCGAGAAAGTATGCGAGCGACGAGTATTCATCGAATAAACCAAATAGACCCTATTTCCCTGTATGTTCAGTATATCGACAGAAGATAGAGTTTGAACTCGAATTTCACAAACAAACATTTTTTACGGATACAACAGATAATCTCAGTCTTCAATCATTCAATCTTGTAACTGAAGAAATCACCGTGAC